AGAGGAAAGCTGTCCTTCTTGACCCGAACGTAGAAGGTTTCGTCCAACTTGATGAAGGAGTCATCCGCAATACTGTTTGTCACAGGGACAGCTACGAGGTCCCAGTAACTCAATGCGTTGCCAGCCCCATCGGTCGCCTCAAGGGCCTTGAAGGAGCATCCCTTACCCAGACGCCAGTTGCCAGCCCCTCTGAGGAACTCAAAGGAATTCGTTCCGGCACCTTCATCTGTGATCGTAAGGTCCCAGTCACTGAGGACAAGGTTCTCAAGCGGGTTAGCATCTCCTTCGAACAAGACACCAGCATAGGACACAGACTTGGCACGGACGCCACGGACCACCACCTTGTTGTGGTTGGTGTTAGGTCCCCCGATGTCCATAAACAAGACCTGCTTGAGGCCCTGTCCATAGTCACTACCTGTCTGATAGCGTTGGTCCGGTCCACGTCCGTCTTCTGTCGTCATGTCGTCATGGGTGAACCCGTAGACTTCAAGGCCGGTCCCAAAGGACATCGCAAGGCCGCTCTCACCAGCGCCCCGATGGACGATGTTGTAAGCCTTCTCGTTGATTCCACGGGAGTTGATACAGTTCTGGACGTTGGTCCCTGTGCATCCATCGTAGATGGTGTTGAGGCCGCTACCATGAGAGCCTGTGGCACGACATCCAGCAACACCTTCGGGGAAGAACGAACGTCCACCCCAGTGAGTTGGGCCACCCCCAATCGCGTGGTTGTTCACCCTTGCGTTGACAGTGTAGGCACCAGCACCAGAGGCGTCGAAGCCTGCTCGGCAGTTGCGAGAGAATGCGTTGTCAATGACCCCGTGGGTCACAGAGTCGAACGAGATGGAATAGCCTTTACCTTCCATGTTACAGCCCAGCCCTTTCCAATCACGGATCAGGGGGTAGAGGCTTTCTTCCATGGAGAGACCAACAGCGTTGAACCCGTCAGCGGAACAGTTCAGGACTTGAGCATCCACTGAGTTCTCAATGATCAGCCCGTGGAAGCCATAGTCGTCCCGCGTCGGGAAGTCGTTCTTCTGGACACGCTTGAGATGGACGTTTTCCATGAACACGTTGATGTAGTCATAGACTTCAATTCGGCTGGACCATTCCCATCGGTAGGTATCTCCGACCGTGACATCATTGGACCAAGCACCACGAGAATACTTCTCATACTGACCGGGGTTTCCGCCCATGTGTCGGACATCGCTTCCGGTGGTCTCAATGATGAACCTGTCTTCCCCTGTGGCGGGACCTGACGTGATCGTAAGGAGACACTGACGGTCCCTGTAGTGGGTCCCAAGAATGTTATCTAAGGTCAGCGTGAAGCGGTCCACGGAGATAGCCTGAATGGTCCCTGTGACCTGATCATTGGCCTTCCCAGAGTAGGCAAAGGGAACGTCGAGTCTCAGGGTATTCCCGTCAATCCCAAGGATACGGTTCATCATACCCTCTTGCCACTGGCCCCGGTGATCACTTGGGATCAGACGTGTGGTCCGTAGCTTAATGAGGTCCCCGACATTCAGTCCAGAGGCGTCGTCAACCACAACAAAATGTTGACCAACTTTGTAGTCCGCTGTGATGTCCACATCGGTCCTCTTGGAGCCTTTGAATTTCAGTGTCCAGTCATCTTTCCACCCATTCGCAATGAGGGCGGTCTTGGTGCTAAAGAAGTTGACGTTTCGCAACTTGACGTAGGGCTTGTCAGTGCATTCCACATCTGTGATGGAAATGGTCATCCCGGCTCCATCGAAGCCCAGCTTGTAGTCTTCAGAAAACAGCAGATCAAACGCAGCCGACACCTTGGATGTCTGGTCGCCTGTCGCTGTAATCCCCAAGGAATATGCTGTGACCCACCCATCGGTAGGCTTGGGTTCCAGCTTCAGACCACCGGCTGTGGTCATGAGGGATGTCGAGGCCCCGGAAGCAAGGACGACATAGGTCGTTGCACAATCAGCCACATACACCATCTCACCGGAGGATACCTCTGAGTAGGTCATGGTGGTGTCCGCAAGGAGGTCCGTGGGGGAGTTGAAGACCTTCACAAAACCTGCTTCACGCTGGACGTAGCGGGCGTCCCCAGAGACTGTGGTGACGAGAGTTTCCCAAGGGCGGAAGTTGCTACTGAACCCTTTGGACCGGATGTAGAATTCATTCTCAGCCTGTGCGGCGATCTGAAGTCCCGTGTGAGTGTTTGAGTTGTTGCTGAAGACGGACCAACGTCCATTACCTGCCTTTGGTGCGTTGGTGGCAGGAGAACTGGCAGAACTATTGATAACCTGCCCGTTGGGGAAGATGTTGAAGTCTGTGCCAAGAGGCTCGTTCTGGCTGTAGGCATCATCCAGCTTGACTGTCACAGCGGCCAGCCCATCCACAGCCTCTGTGGCATCCACAAGGTTGTCAGCGGCGGCAGCGGCGGATTGTGCAGCTTCATCCCGGAGGGTTGTGGTTTCATCCTTGAGGGTGGCAGCTTCCTGCGCCTTAGCTTCAGCAATACCCTTGGCGGTCTCAGCGTCTGTCTTGTATGTCTTGGCGGCAGTTTCAGAATTGACAATCCCAGCAAGGGCTTCCTGAAATGTCCTGTCCCCGGTCGGGCCACCATTTTTCAGGTAGAAAGATGTAGGCATTATACTATTCCTCCCCCTTGAGGGGTTATCTGCATTCCCGTGCCAGCCATGGCATCCATATCAGCCATTTCTTGAACCTCTGCCAGCATGGCCCCAAGGTCAGCCACAAAGTCTTGCTTGCGGGCGTCAATGAAGAAGGTGCAGGCGTAAACCATTGCGGAATACACCACCAAATCAGGGATGGTCAGGGCATAGATGGATGTCCCGGAGTCGTCCGAGATAGGGAATTCGAATTCGTTGAAGTATTCGATCTTGAACACTTGTCCGACTTGGACAGGAGCATTCACCTTGATCAGGGCATTCTCAATGAACCACCCGGAGAAGTCATCTTGTTGCGTCGGCGCGATGCGGCTTAGAGGCTTCCCGTCGAGGTAGAGAATGTAGATACCGAGGTAGTCGGCGGGGATGGTCAGGTAGCCATCCCATGTGTCGTCCACTATGGCCGTCGCCTCAGTCTTCTGCATGGGGGTCCTGAGAAGACGCTCAACACGCCGTAGACCCATCCCGATAAAGATGTCAGCCTGTTCGTCCGTGCAGTCACTTCGATTGAGCAAGTCTTGGAAATGCTGTCTGAGTTCTCCGTAGTTCATGTGGTCTCCTTTGGATCAGTCCAAAGAACTCAGGGGTTAGAAAGTCTTGTCACCAGAGATGACGAACTTGTCATAACCTTCCATTTTGAGTTTCTTTGTGATTTCGTTTGCGGGCGCGTTGTCGAAGTCGAAGCCTTCTCTGATCCACTTGTTGACAAGCGTTTCGGGGATCGACGCGACGGGCGTGAAGCCATTGAGGCGGAAGCTGAAGACTTCCTTTTGGTATTCAAGATTGTCGTAGAAGTCCTTGCCCAGATATTGCTCAGACGTGATGATGTCCGATTCAGGGCCATTAAAGATAAGGTCTTCGTGTGCGGAGTAGAGTTCCATAAGGTCTCCTATGGTCAAAAAAAGACCGCCCATGTGGGAGAGACACATGAGCGGCCAAGGTGCCTCCCTTGGATGCGTCCAAAGGAGGTCGGGTTATGCGTAGGTCTTAGGTCAGACCCGTGATCAGGCCAGTAGCCAACTGGTTGGTGTGCTTCAGCGAGAATTCACCGACAACCTGCCAACGGTCGGAGTCGCCATTCTTGGCAAGCTTCGTCCGGTTCCAGTTCCGATAGGTCAACTGCTTCCAGTTCTTCGGATCATACAGAAGGGCGTCCGTTGCGCGGATACGCCGGTTCATCTTGACGCGGACGACCCCGAACGGGCTTTGATAGACGTTGACCACATTGGTGATCTTCGTGTCGCCGTTCTTGGCTTGGATGGTCCGGTCGCCTGCACCCAGCCAGCTTGCCACGATCTTGCTGTCAGACGGCTTGATCATGAGAGTGCCAGCGTCAGCACCTTCGTTGTAAAGCTTCTCGTGGGTATCAACCACCGAAGCCTCAGTCAGAGCAGCGCCAGCTAGGTCAGTCGTAACGCCTGCCGCAATCTGGGCTTGGACACCAGCGAATTCACCTTCAGTTGCACCAGCGGCCACAACGTAGGTCTGACCAGTGCCAACATTGGAATGCTCAAGGTCCATCTTCAGCAGCTTGCCGGTCTTCATGGTTTCACGGGCGACGATGGACGCACGGCCATACATCTTAGCGGCATCAGCCGAACCGGACACACGGAAGGTCTCGGTCAGGATTTGAGTGCCGTTCTGGCGCATGGACGGCTGGTCACGGTTCGTGTCAGTGGCGTCGGCACCTTCAAGGGCGGTATTCTTCGTCACAGCACGGAGTTGATCTTCCTGCCACTGGTGCAGAGTGTTGGTGATCTTCTCGCTCTTGATGCTCGACGTGAACGGGACATCGGTCGGGTCCAACATGCTGATATAGTCAGCAACGGATTCTTTCTTGCCTACGATGTCGAAGGTCTTCAGGTGAGTAGTCATGTAGGTTCTTCCTTATTCTTCCATGGACGCGAGGAACAGTTCGGTGACATCATCAATGTCTCCCGAAGTCTCTGCTTTCCGTCGCATTGCTTTCAGTTTCGATGCTTTCGAGTCCGTGACCTTGTTGGCCTTGGAAACGGTCTTCTTGGGTGCCTTGGTGATCTTCTTGACCACCTTGGACGATGCGGACTGGGCTTTGTCGTAGAGCATGGCCTTGTGCATCATTGAGATGGCACCGGGGTCCACAACTTCATTCACGACATCGGAACCCATCCCCTGACTGACTGCGTATGTCCGAATTTCGTCATACAGCTTGTCGCTCCAATCAGGGATTTTCTCAGCGATGATCTTCAGGCTTTCCTTGGCTTGTTCCCGAAGGATGGTCGCACGGGTTTCCTGAGACCGCTTGAGGAATTCCACGCCTTCCCGTTCGTAGGTCTGCAACTCATTCTCGGCTGCTTCCTTGGCTTCACGGAGGGCGTCAAACTCGTCCGGTTCAAGTTCACGGGACGCTCGGAACAGATCGACATCTTTGTATTTCTCGACCTTGGTCTTTGCAGCTTCGTAACGGTCCTGCATGACCTTGGCGACATACATACCTTGGTTCTCAAGGGTCCGTCGCTGCTCGGCAATCGCCTGTGACTTCTTGGTGAGGCTTGCCTCTTGACCGGCCAGTCGTTTCAGAGAGCCGATGGATACACGCTGGTCCTGCCCGTCAACGGAGATAGTGACTTCAACATCGTCGCCCAGATCGGCGGGTTCGTTGTCATCATCGTCTTCTTCCTCGTCGGAGTCCTCGTCGGAGTCGTCGTCGGAGTCGTCTTCGTCAGTGTCTTCGTGGTCCTCGTCGTCCTGATCTTCCTGATCGTCTTGGGTGTCGTCCTCGTCTTCCCCTTCTTCAGAAGCATCGGGGGTTTCTTCGTCGTCGTCCGATAGAGAATTTCCATCCTCGTCAAAACCATACGACTTCATCATCGCCTCAACGGCTGCGTCAATGCCGGTCTCGCCAGCTACTTCAAGTTCCTCGTCCATGGATAGAGGCTCCTATTCAAAAGATGTTGTCTGCATCCACAGGGACTTCGGTTTCTTCCGACTCTGCGATTGCAATAAAGGTGTTGATCGTGACCATGAGGTCGTCCAGCGCACGGGATTGCTTGAAGGCATTCTCCCGTGTGTCTGTGTCCTCGTAAGCGGATGTCACAATCTGGTTGTGGTATTGCGCCTGAAGACATTTCACGGCGGTGTCCAAAGCGTCCCCTTGGGTCAGCCTTCGGAACTCCATGCCAATGCGGCGGGCTTGTTCTTCTGTAAGTTCCACATTCTCTCCTTGTGGCCCTCCCTTGGATGCGTCCAAAGGAGGGGTTTGGTGGTTACTCGTTGGGGTTGAAGGTCGCCTTCGCGGACTCTTGAGGCAGGGCCTTTGCGGCTTCCAGTTCCTCAATGTCCATGTAGACTTCATGCTCAAACTTGGTGCTATCCAGCATCGTGTCAGCCTTCTTGTGGGCTGCATCGGACTGGGCACGGATCAGATCAGCTTGGGCCTTGAGCCTGTCGCTCTCTGCCTTCATGACCATGGATTGAGATTGCGCCTTCTGGTATTCGATCTGAGTTCGCATCTGCTCCATCTGCATCTGTTCTGCTTCAGACGGTTCAGGCGGCTTCATCTCTTGAGGCGGCGTAAGGATAGCGTGAAGGTCCTCAATGCCCCGATGTTCAAAGGCGCGGCTAAGAACCTCGTATCGCTTATCATAGCCATACCCAGCCTTCATCTCAGGATCGTTGGCAAGATACTGGTCAATCTGGGACCACTTGTCGCTTTCCTGTTGGGCTTCAGCATAGCCAAGAGTGAGTTCGATACTGGCAGCAGTTCGTTCGTGCCATTCCTTCGGGTTGACCTTGACGAAGTTCCCCGTGACCTCGGTGTATTCAGCTTCATCAATGTGATCAGCAGCAATGTGATAGATCAGCCCATAGAGGTCCTTCAGGAACTTCCCAAAGCGCCTTGAGACAATCTTGGTCCGTTGCTGGGAATTCCCAATCAACTGCTCGACCATGCCTTGAGAGTTCTGCGTAGAGATGGCGTCCTTGTTCATCCCTTGGGACAGCTTGGAGATACCAGTGACTTCTTCCTTGTCTTCATCAATCATGGAAATGAGATTGAAGATGAAGGGGTTCAGAGGGGCTTGAGGGATCGGAGAGATACCGTCAGGCCGAGTCACGTTAACTACACCACCCATTCGGTTCTCAAGGAGTTCCGCAGGGTTTCTCAGGGTCCCAGACACGACTTGGTGGCGGGGGTTGTTGGTGATCAATGAGTGATTGATAATCTGCCGGATCAAGACAGTCCGAGCGTTCTGGACTGGGATGACAGACTGAGCAAAGTTCTCACCCATGAAGGTGTGGGGTCGGGGGAGAGGCACAAAGGATGCAAAGGGCATCCGAGAGACCTTCTCATAGTCCAGCACAACACCACCAGCGTAGCAGACCTTCCACAAGTCGTTGGTGCCATTACCTTCCATGTCGAGGCGGATGTATGTCTCGTAGAGGACGATTTCTTCGGAACTTTTGTCCAGTTCGTCGTCGGCTGCGATCACGTCATCTATCTCAGCAAACCGGGCGTGTTTCTCGGCTTCGTTGTAGAGGTCGGAGTCACCATCGCCAAATTCGATCTGGTCAATCTTATCCCGGTCATAGCCCTGCTTTATCAAGGTCGAGCGGGAAGCCTCAGTCCGGTGGATGATGTATTTTGCCAAAGACAGATCAGCACAGCGGGAAGATACCATAAGGTCTTCAGGCTGGATCACTTCAACAACGATCTTCTGGCTGGTCTTCTTGACCACAAAGGTCCCAGACATCAAGCCATTCTCAGAGAGGTCGCCTTCCTTGAATTCGAAGTCGGTATATCCAGACACTTGGAGCGTCAGTTCTTCAGGAGTCAGCCCTTCGAAGTCGTATTCTTCGTCTTCTGTGAGTTCCTCAAAGCGGACCTTAACGACGCTGAAGCGGTTCTGTAGGCCGTCCGTCAGAACGTCATACATGATGTCTTCGCCCGCGTTGTCCTTGAAGAAGACGTGACGGCAATACTCTGTTGCCTGTTTTGAACCATCTACCGTTTCACCCTTCTCAGGGCGGAAATATACAATGCGGGTGTTTGCCAAGAAGGCTTCAATGACTGTGGCCCGCATACTGTCAACGGCGTCAAAGACATCCCGGCTGACATACTTGCTGTCACCCTTGTGAAGCGGCCTAGGCTGGTCGCCACGATAGTATTCAGCTACCGTTTGGCGTTCCTTGGCCAGTGATCCGTCATGTATATGTTCTGAATTGGAGATGGCTTTTTCGAGGATAGTAGCGAGTTTTTCATCGCTCATTCTCTTTGCCATTCGGC